AACTATGGTGAAGCAGTCGAGGCAGTCGCTCCGAGCGATGCCGGGAACTACATCACCGAGAACGGACAAACATTCTGCTCGGTCAATGACAATGCCGACCTCGTTTGCTTTTTCATCCGGCAGTCTTCCCGGCCGAACGCACAAGTCGGTGGAGGCCGGAGTCACATCATCAACCGGGATGTTCAATTCCGACTCGTTGTGAATTCCAAGATGGCCGGGATGGAGGCGGTGATGGCCGTTGCATTGAACAAGGTCTCCATGGTGTCACTTGGCAACTCGAACTATGGCAACCGGGAAATCGCTCGAACCTATTTCGGAATCAACGAGCGACTACCGCAGACTCAATTCTTCACGATTGACTTCACCTTGACTGAGAGAATCGATTGCAAGGTATGCTGATTTGAATTTGAGAAATCAAATTCGCACATTTGCGTTTTATGTTTTACCAAAAAAATTCAAAACAAATGAATGATGGATTAGACTACATTCGGAGAGCGATTGCCCAACACGGGCCACAAGCACGAGTGGAAGTGGTACGATGGGAGAAAGACCGGAAAACCGGGTTTCAGAATAAACCATTCAAGGTGACCACAAATGCAACGAGTGCGCTGAAAAACTTACAACTCCCGATGAACAAGAGGTCGAGGATTTGGAAAATCGTTCTGCCTCTCGGCATGAATCCCGGCATGGTGTCAGCACCAACCGACATGAACTCGTTGAGCGACCCGAAACTCATCGAAGACTTAAAGGCACAACTCAAGGCCGAACTCCGTGCGGAGATGGAGGCAGAGATGGCATCCGAATCGGTAGAGAAACCGAAGAAGGCGAAAAAGAAGAAGGTCGAAGAAATCACGGCCATCGCAGAGGAATCATCCAATCAACTTGATGAATTGAGCGATGACATTGCGTGAGTTTCTGAATAACCAAGGCAAGAGAGCCGGACTCAATGATGACTCCGACTTCGCCATGCTCTTGAGCGCATCTGCGCTCGGTGAACTTGAGATTCCGGAATCGGTGGCTCAGAAGTTTGAGTCGAACTTGCTGACCATGGACATCGCCAAAAACAATCTCGACCTCAAGACCCACTTCATCCGGAACTACATGATGGGTTACGATGAGGAACTCGTTGCACTCGCCAAGAATTCGCCACTACCCGGTGAGGTCATTGAAGAAATCAAGGCCACGAAGAACTCCGGGGACAAAGTGAAACTCGCATTTAAGCATCTGAATGACCTTGTTGAGAAGTCCGGTAAAAGCAACAACAAAGCGCAGAGCGATGAATATGTTGCGAAAATTGCCGAGGCTCAAGCAAAATATGATGAGGCAGTCCGCAAGGCTCAATCTGATGTCTCTGCGGTCGAGTCCAAGTATGTTGGTCGGATGCAAGACTTGTGGGAAAAGGCACAATTGGCCGGGATTGCTTGGAACGAAAACATACCTGAGTCTGCTCGTGTACCAGCATACAAGGCAGTCATAAATGACAAACTCAATGCGCTCGGTGGTAAGGTTGTTTTTGACCCGGAAGCCAACCAAGCACGAATTGTAAATGCAAAGGATGAATCGCTCCCTCTCGTTGTGAGCGGAAAAGAATTTTCATATTCTGATTTATCCAACTTAGTTTTGCAAGAGAATAAACTTTTGAAGGAATCCGGCATTGGCGGTGGCAGTCAATCTCCAAGTTCTTTCGGCACTCCAAACTTCACCTCGGCATCCATGCCGGGAGGCACTCCTCAGAAACTTCCGCAGTATTTGACCTCTGCCTTGGCAGACATTGCCAACACGGCCAAATCAGTCGAGAAAAATCGATAATTTATCATGCCAATTGTAGAAACAAATATTTGTCCGGCCATCCTCACGAGTTTGTCCGACAACCTTATCAACAACGCACTCAATGTGAACATTCACGGAGGTGCGCTCGGTGCGCTCACCGACCCATCAAACATGATTCCCGGACAAGTCATTCGCCTCGCCAATGACAATGGAACGGGTCAATCTCGCCAAGTTCGTATCGCATACAAGCAACGGATGCTCGCCTCAGATGCTCAAATAACCAAGGAATGTGCGGTAGGTGGAGATGAGTTGACTTACCTTGAAGACACCTTAGAGGTCAATGAATATCGTGGGATGAACTTCTCCATGAGCGAGGCTCAAATCCGTGTATATTGTGATTCCTACCTTGAATTAGTGAGACTAACCGGGAGTTCAGAACCGGGGACTATAGTACAAAGAGCGAATGGTCTTGGTTCTGCTCAGACTGAACTCTCCGTGATTCGTGAGATGTTCACCGATTTTCAAGCGGCATCCAATGCGCTCGTTCAAGCCATCAATATCAAACTTCTTGAAATGATGGACACCGGAAAAGGGAATTGGGTCGGTGGTGATGCCTCCAAGACTTTCGATGTTGAAGGAACGAATGGTGAAATCAATGCGATTGGTCTTTTCCAAATGAAGCAAGAATACATCAAGACCGGGTTCAAAGGTGCGCCAATCATCGTTGGTGGTGCGGGTGCATTGCAAAGAGTTTGGATGAACGATTCTCGCTACTTCGGCCAAGGTGCGAATGGTATCAATTTCGCTCAAGTGCGTGAGAACACCGGAATCGCTCAATACTATTATGACGAGAACATCGCAACTCAACTCGGTAGCGAGAATGGTGCGCTGATTTTCGCTCCGGGTTCAGCAATCTACACTCCTTACTTGCAGTATGTTGGCAACTACGGAAAAATCGGTGTGATGGATAGGTTCACAATGCCTCTTCCGGGAATGCCATCCGTAAAAGCAGATGTTCGAATTCTTGAGGATGCTTGCTCAGAGAGTTACACAATCTACCTTGAGCAGTTCTTCGACTTATATACACCACCGACTGACCTCTTTGCAGAAGGAGACAAAAACGAAGGTGTAAACGGAGTTTTCGAAGCAAGTTTTACCTAAGTCCGGGATTCATCGGTGCTTATGCCGATGGGTACTCGGATGGGTATTCTTAAAAAAAAGAACCCGGTCAAGCGACCGGGTTTTTTTCGTTTCTACTAACCACTTTTAACACTTATTGATGAAAAAAATCCGCTACAAAGTTATCACAATCCCGGTCTTGGATGTCCTCGTTGGAGGCAAAACTCGAAAGACTTCTCCGGTTTCCGGGTCGAGCATTTCAGTCGCAGACTTGAAGGTTTTGAGAGTTGCTTGTCGCTCCTTTTCGGCATCGACTGCAACCTTTTTTTCTGCCGACAATCGTTCAAGGATTGGGTCATTGCAGTTTTCAAAATTGTACTTTGTGCCGACCTCACGCACCTCGATTGTTGCTCCATGCTGACTGAATCTTTTCGGGTAGTGCAATGCCTCTGCGAGTGCTGATTCCTCGATGCGCTCGATGATGGCCTCAAGAGTCTTCTGAATGGCCTTACATCCGACAAGGAGTTCAAGGGGGGATGAATATCCATCTTCGACATTGGAAGCGACTTGGTCTGCTACTGATTGAATCTGACCTCCACGAGGAGAGAATTTCAAAAGATTTATGAGATTTTCCATGATTATTTCTGAGAGTAAAATTGAAGACTAAAATGGGAGGTCATCTGATTCATCATCCATTGATACCGGGGTCGAGTGAATGACCTCTACCGGAGCAGACAACTCCTTGTATTCATCCGATTCCCGGACAATGTCCTTGAGCCAATCAGGGAGAGCATTGAATGCATCCGTGCTAAACTCTTCGAGACTGAAAACAAATGTCGGGTTCGATTGTGTAGGGCAGACAACTCCTTTCATCAGCGGAGTGATTGCGCTGATGCGCTCGTACTGCCGAGTCGGGTCTTTCCGGCCTTGCTCATGGATGATTGACAATTGGCAAGGGACTCCGAGCAACTTGGTGACATCGAAGGCCATGGCCTCCTCTGCGGTGAATGGTTTACCTCTCCACGAGGTAAGGAATCCACGGAGATTCGCTTTCTCAGCCATGCTCAGGGTGAACTCCTTGCTGATGACGAATGGTTGCTCTCCGTTCTCCGGTTTGAATACACGAGTCTCCGTTGGGAGTTCCCATGTTATGCGAACTTTGTGAGTCTTCTTCTTGCGTCCTTGGAACTCATCATCGTGAGTTCCGAGGTCAACCATTGAGTAACATCTTGCGATGTATGTTCCCGGAGGAATCAGTTCGAACGATTTTTCTGCGGTACTTTTTGCGGTAATCATATTTGAAATTTGAATTGGTGACTTAGTAGAGATTGTTCTTGCGTTTGCATTCGTTCCACAATGCTTTCAAAGCGCTTTTCTGAGTGTGGAAACCTTTCGCATCTTCATCGAGGTGCTTATCGTAAGCCATCGAATCGGTTGTGGTGCAACTATACTTTTTCCCACGATATTCAATGGTAACACGGAAGTGACCATAAGATGATGTAGTGCGAGCATCGATTCTGTTTAATAATTCTTGCGTTGTCATGTTGTGTGTTGTTTGTGTGTGTGTGAAACTTTTTGCAATTGTCGGCATGATTTTCGAATCCGCAAAATTATTTCGCAAAAAAGGCAAAATATTTTTTCAGTCGATGGTTAATCGATTGAGACAAAGCGAATTGACCAAGAAAAAAATTTTTCGATTCAGAATCAACCACCGGAATCGAGCCATCGATTGAGGTCATTGTATGTGTCCTTGATGTTCTGCGATTCCTCCTCTGCATCCTCCTCGGTAGCATCAATAAACTCATGCACCTCTTCCATGGTCTTGAATGAATCGTAGAGATTGTACTCGTACGATTGAACATAGAGCAATCCGAAGCATCGAATCACGAGCCATTGACTCTCATCTCGGTCTATGATGTCACCATAGACTCCGAGGTCACCAATGCCATCGGTGAGCATCGAGAAGAAGTCAGATGCATTCGGTGCGCCATCGCTCGGCATTGGCAAGGATTCGAATCCGTGATGGTCTCCGTGACTTGATTCATCACTCAACCAATCAACGAGTTTTTCAAATGTCATCTTTCCCATTATTTGACCCCAATGTGTTTCCGGTTGTTGGCAATGTCTGCGATGAGGACAACTCCGTTGGTCTCCTCCTTGATGAGCGACTTCCATCTCTTCTTGAGCCGGGCGAGGTCGATGTCATATTTCTTGATGAATTGGTCGATGGTCAATCTTGGCAACTTCGGCCGGGTTGAGCCATTGTGAAATATGAGCGAGATGGAAAGTCTCCGATTGGCATCGTTGTCGAGAATCCATGGTTTCACATATCCCTCCACCGGGATGGTCTCAAATTCGTGCAGATGCCTCGTAAGTTTGTACGGAGGAACTCCGTACTTTTTCGAGTAGTGATACATTTTCAATGCTTGTTCTTCCATTCTTGATTTGATTTGCGGTCGCAATATTACTGAATTATCCTAAATGCAAAAAACCATTCTGATGCATCAACCCGGTCGCATGACCGGAGAGCCACCGAAGTTCATCAATCAATCCTATGTTGGCAAAGAGGATGAGTTTCAGAAGGCACTCGCAATCTATCTCAAATTCTCAGGTGCGTTTTGGTTTCATCCACCGAATGGTGGCTCAAGGAATCCAATCGAGGCATCAAAATTCAAGGCCATGGGAGTTCTTCCGGGAGTCCCGGATTGCATGGTCATGGATGGTCGGCATGGGTTCGTTGGATTGGCGATTGAACTCAAGGTGAAGGCCAATAAACCGACCGAGAATCAAGTCGCAGTTCATAATAAACTCATTGCATCCGGATGGCTCGTGGCAGTCACATGGTCACTCGATGATGCGATTGCATTGGTCGATTGGTACTTTGAATAATTTCCCTTTTTTTGCGAAAAAAAATCAACATGGAAAAACTCATCTTAAAAATCAAAGGATTGGGTGAATGGGAGGTCATCAACCACAACCCGGAAACCAAGTATGTTCAAGTCCAAGGAGAGGAAGCCTCAGGGAATAAGGTCAGATTGTGGATTCCGGAGGCGATGGCTCTGACCATTTCATCGATGGAGGAACTGCGGAAAAAGAAGGAATCGATGCGGAAGACTGCCGACTACTTCAAATCTGAGCGCAATGAGTTGCAAAAACGCAATGTAGACTTGTCAAAAACCATTGATGAATTGAAAAGGAAGAACATTGACCTTGAGGAATCGCTCGGTGTACTGAATTACATGAATGATGACATAAGCGAAGAGATTCAAGAGAAATTCCATCAGCATCGAGTGACAACCACAATACTCGGATTCATTGCGGTCATGGAGGCGGTCTTTTTTGTTGCTTTTTATCTCATAATGCAAAAATAATTTGCACAAGTAAAAATCGTTTCGGTGCTTTGCCGGACTTGAGCAATCGAGTCCGGTGTGAGACCCGGTACACCATAAATTCATCCGGCCACGGATTGAGCGACTGACCCGGTGGTGTCTCATCAGTCGCTTGATTCGTGGTCTTATTTTTACCTAACCATCAAAAATGGAAATCTTCAAAAAAACAGACAATTATGTGATGCACGATTCGGTCGGCATCAGTCAAATCAACGGACTCGCAGTTCCCGACTGCCGGGAAATTAACATCATCATCAATGGATGCGATGGTGAGGTCAGAATCAGCATGGACACCAATGAGGCATCTGCATTGATTTCCCTCATCGGAAATTGCATCGATGCAACTTGGTCACCATGGACAATGGAGGACAAACTATTCACCGGGAAATCATTCATCAGATGAAGGAATATTTTCAGCACGATTTCAATTCCCGGAATGACCGAAAGTTGGTCAAGTTGGCGATGCGACATGGCATGGCCGGGGTCGGAGTTTATTGGTGCATCGTTGAGATGATGTACGAGGAATCGGGTCGAATTATGCTTTCGGAATGCGAGCGCATTGCGTTCGAATTGCGAGTGCAATGCGACCTTGTCGAGTCGGTAGTGCATGACTTCGATTTGTTTATATGCGATGAAATTGCGTTCGTTTCCGAGTCAGTCAATCGAAGAATTCAGCAACAAATAAATGTCTCGAATGGAGCGAAAAAAGCATCTCAGACTCGATGGGAAAAGTTTAAGAATCAACAACTTGAACAACCGGATGCGAACGCAATGCGAACGCATGAAAAACGCAATGCTAATAAAGAAAAGAAAAGAAAAGAAAAGGAAAGTAAATTAGTAGGTATTGATTCCGTTCCGGAATCTCCACAAATCGAAAAAGTTGTGGATTTAAAAATTGATTTTTTTGAAAAAGTCAGTCAATACCGGGAGAAATATTCCGAGCAGATGTTGGCTAATTTTGCGAATTATTGGAGTGAAAAAAATCAAAAAGGAAAAATGAAATGGCAACTCGAAAAGACTTTCGAAATCCCAAATCGCCTCGCAACTTGGCATCGTAATGATTCCAAGTTTTCAAATCCAACTTCGGGGTCTCAGGGTCAATCTAAAATGGACATCCGGATGGCTAACTATCAGCAATCGGTGAACATCATAAACGAACTATTCGATGAGCAACCTACAAACAACTAACTCTCCCGGAATCATGATGGTTGCCAAGCAACCGGGGAGACTGATGGCCGAGTATGAGGCAGACCCGAAGTCGGTGGTGATTAGAGTCAACGATGCTCTTCACAAGGCATCATTGGTGATGGGTCTGAATGCCGATGCGAAAACTCTCGCTATAACGGCCTCAGAGGCCGTGAAAAAAATTATTGATGTTTATCCTCATGCTCCGGTCGATGACATCACCTTGGCCGTTCAGATGGCCTCATATGGCGAAATCAAGTTGGATAATCAACTCACCACGATTTCTGCCTCGAATATTTACCAATGGTATAAACAATTCCGATACCATCACTCGGACAAGTCCACGGCCAAACCTATGATTCAAGCGACCATGTATCAACAACCATCAGAGGTCGAGAAGGCGAAAATTGTCCGGGATGCGTTCGTGCGATTCGTGAACGAACCGACATTCCATGACTTGACTCTCGATTTCCAATACCGAAAACTCATGGACATTGGAGCATTCGAGCCATCCATCGAGGAGCGGAGGTCTTACTATTTCCGGGAGGCTTTCAAACTAAATCAAGCACCTCCAATCGACTTTTTGAAAGACCGGGTCAAGAGGAAAGATGTTTATGCATTTCAAGACCTCTACAATCAGCACGGAGAGAATCTTGTATTCACCGAGGCACTCAAGGACAATGTGATGCACAAATTGATTGCCGAGAACGCAAAAAGAAAGATGGTCATTGACTTCATGTCCATGGCCGACAAGCAACAATTGATTGAACTTTACGATTTACACTATGGCCGAAAAATGGATTGAACCGGAAGCCTACCGGATTAGCCGGGAGGAGTACGAGAAGGACAAGGTTGTCAAGGATATCATCGACAACGAATTTCGCATGATGAGTCTGAGTGAATGCGTGATGGCTCTGCAACGGATGGCAACACGAGAACGAGAGAAGGAGGAGTCGATTCAAGTTGCCTCCCTCATCCGGAAACATCGAGCGACTGCGGAGTTGTACGAGTCGATTATTTTTTACCTCAGGGCGAAAAATGAGGTAATCAAACACATGAGGAATTGACTATTTTCGCACCATGGCAACAACGAAATCCAAGTCATCCGGAGCGACCAAGGTCACATTCGGAAAGAGGCGAGATGGAAAACATTCCAAGTTCAGAAAGCCAAAACAACCCCGGTCGAAGCAGTACCGGGGACAAGGTAGGTGACCATGGCAGAGAAGAAGTTCAAGACCACCATCAAGGGAAAGACCATCAAGTTCGGGGCGAAAGGATATTCCATCGCACCGGGGACTCCGAAGGGTGACAATTACTGCGCCCGGTCGGCCGGGATTCCGAAGTGCAAATCCAAGGATACACCATGCCCGAACGAGTTATCTCGCCAAGCATGGGGATGCGTTGGAAAAAAATCCGTTAAGTCTAAGGCAAAGAAATTCAAGCGATTGTAAGTCGCTCGAAAAAATATTTCACTTTTTTTGTGTTAGAATTTTGCAGTTTCGGAAACTCGCCGTACCATTGCATAAAGTTTCACACTAACACATACAAAAGACATGGCAAATTTCACCACCGCATCAGAGTTAAAAGTAGGTCAGAGAATCGAAGATGGAGATAAATCTCAATTCGGTCAATACACTGAGCAAATTGTCACTTCAATCACTATTACAAAAAATGGTTGTTATGACATTCGTTATAGTGCAGTTTTTGTTCAACCTAATGGCGAAAGAAAATTTCAAGAAGATATCAAATTAGGTAAAAAAGGCAAAAAAGGAACTGCAATCATCGTTTTATTCTAAGTCACACCGGGGAGGAGAAATCCTCCCCATATTTCAAATCAAAAAATGGCAAAAACAAGGACACAAGCATTCGCAAATCACATCGGATGTGACCTCGCAGAAGTCAAGGACTATCGATACCACTACGGCCGGACATCGCTCCCGGTTTGGTCGGTCGATAATCAATATTATTGCGTGACAAAGGTCGGAGCGAAACCATCGACTCACCGAAACGGAATGGAGTTCGATTGGGTGCAGATGAAAGACAACTTCGCAGAGGCATCCGGATTTCAAATTTGGATTTCAAACTAATCATTCACCGGGGAGGAGAAGTCCTCCCCATTTTTCAAAATCATGAGAGCAAGATTCGGAATATTTATCATCAGCGAGACCGGAGCAGATTCACTCTACACCGCACGAGACCGAAAAGGTCGGCCGTTGCTCGTTTATGGCAAGGCAGTCCAAGAAAAGAATTGGATTGAGGCCAACGCAGTTCCCCGGCCGAACTTAATCATCCGAGGGATTTAGGTTTTTGTATGTACCATAAATTTGTTGCAAAGAGGTCGGGTCTTACCCGACTTTTTTGTTTTGCTTTTTTCCTACTTTTGCGAAAACCAATATTGCCATGCCTCTGAAAAAAGGATATTCACAAAAGACCATCTCTAAGAACATCAGCACCGAGATGAAGGCCGGAAAGCCACAAAAACAAGCGGTCGCAATTGCGCTCTCCGTGTCGAAGAAGGCCAAGAAGGCATCGAAAAAGAAAATGTAATGCCGAGGGAGTTCAAGGAATGGGTCGAAATGACCAAGGTTTCAGTCCAAGTCAGTCGAGAGTTCTTCGACCGATGGCTCGTTGCTTGCGGTCAAGAATTCAAGCCATCCGAGAAACTTCGGGAACTGATGTCGAAATTTGTCGAGGAGCGAGAAGAGCAAAAGAGACAACTCAAGGACGCAACCAAGAACCCATGGTGAACGAAGAGACACGAGTGATGATTTGGCCGATTCACCGGGTCAAGCCGAATCCTGAGAATCCTCGGTCAATACGAGATGACCAATTTGAGAAACTCGTGAAGTCGCTCAAGGACTTCCCGGACATGGCATCGGTGCGACCTCTCATCATCAACGAGGACAACATCGTTCTCGGAGGAAACATGAGACTCCGAGCGATGAAGGAAGCCGGATGGAGCGATGTCCCGGTTATCCAAGTCAATTGGGATGCTCACCGCCAAGCAGAGTTCATCATCAAGGACAATGTCGGATTCGGTGAGTGGGATTGGGATGCTCTCGCCAACGATTGGGATGCATCCGACCTAAATGAGTGGGGTCTCAATGTGCCTGAGTTCGATGAGGCATCCATCGATGATGACACGAGCGAGGTCGAGTCAAAATCGGGTCTCTCGCTCATCATTCAGTTCAACTCAGAAGAGGAAGCGCAGAGAGCGCATTCGCTCATTGCTCAAGCATTGTCCGGGTTCGGAATCCCGGCACAAATCAGTCAACGATAAACAACGAGATTTCACCGACCATGGCGAATCCGCAAAACTTGAAAAAACCTTGGCAAAAAGGCCAATCCGGGAATCCGAAAGGGAGGCCAAAATTGCCATCGATGAAGGCCATCCTTGAGTCCGTTCTTGGCGACACCAAAGATGGAAAGACTGCTTGTGAGGCCATCATGATGGCGATGCGAAACAAGGCCATCAAGGGAGATGTGAGGTGCGCTGAGTTCATCATTGACCGAGCATATGGCAAGGCCAAGGAGAGCATCGAGTTCTCAGGGTCGACCAATGTGGTCATCATGCCGAAACCACCGGGAGAGGAGGAGGAGCAAAGCGAGGATTGATTCGTGGCAGTAATTGACCTTTCCAATCCGGCATTGTGGAATGCCAAGTACCTCGGAGCGATAACTCGACCGAGGATTCACAATCTGCTCTATGGGGGAGCCGGGTCGGGGAAGTCGCAGACCATGATTCAGTTCTTCCTCTCGCAGATTTTGAACGATGCCGAGAATCAACATCAGACATTCGTGGTTCTGAGGAAGGTCGCAACTACCATCCGGAACTCGGTGTATGGCGATTTTAAAAACAAGATAAACGAATGGGGACTCGATGGTCTGATTCGGTGCTTGGATGGATTGTTCGAGATTAGGTACGGCACGAATCGCATCATCATGATGGGAGTTGACAACCCGGAAAAACTCAAGTCGCTGACTCAAGCAAAATTCATTTGGATGGAGGAGGCAACGGAATTCACGAAGGAGGACTACATTCAAGTCACTCTCCGACTCCGGGGAGTTTCGAAGCATCCGAAACGATTCTTCCTCACATTCAACCCGGTCTCTGATTCGCATTGGATAAAAGAGCGATTCTTCGATTCTCCTCCGGAACTTGAGCGAGACAAGATTCTCATCGCTCATTCAACCTATCGGGATTCGTTGCAGTTCCTCGATGCCGAGTACCCGGTGCGGATGGAGGCACTCAAGGAGATTGACTATACATATTGGGATGTTTATGCGAATGGTAATTGGGGAGTTTGGGATAGAGAATCCCTTTATGCGAAGGCATTCGATGAGTCGCTCCATGTGGTCGATGGTGAAATCAAGGCTCACTCATCGTTCAACATCCATCTCTCGTTTGACTTCAATGTGACCAATACTTGCATCGTGGCTCAGTACTCGAAGAATCAACCCGGTCACAAGCACTATGCGACCATCAATGTTCTAAAAGTATATCGCATCGGAGACCTTGGTGACCTCTGCGAAACAATCAAGGCCGATTACCCGGAGAGGCGATTCATCATCCATGGAGACCCGGCCGGGAACTCCCGGAGCGCAACAACGAGAGGAAATGTCTCGGCCTATCAACTAATCGTGAACTACATGAATCTCCCGGACAATGTCATGGCAATCATGCGCTCCGCACCGAGCCATCTGAACACAAGAATTGTGGACACATTGGTCTTCTCCAAGTGCAAGGTGCAAATCAGCAAGGCGAACTGCCGAGACCTCATCGTTGACCTCAAGGAGGCCAAGGTTGACCGCAGATTGAGTCTCGACCCATGGAAGAACAAGAACCCGGATAAGTCTCACGCACTCGATTGTTGGCGATATTTTTCTTTCGGGAATTTTTCCGAAATTGCCGGGGATTACAACCTACAAAAGTTCGATGGAAAATTGTTGCAAGAATAGTTATCGCATCTGCGCTCCATTCATCGGATGCCCTGAGTCGATGGCGGTGAAAGTCCCGGCCACATACACCGAGGAGTCGGTTGTTGTTCGCATCGTGAAAGGCAACATCACTCTTGACATCGTTGCCGATGTGGTCGATGGGTTCGCCATGGTCGATGCATCCGGATATACACCGAAAGGATTTCTCAATGGATATGCCTCCCCGATGTACGAGGTCATCTTGTTCAATGCGGTGACAAACGAGATTCTTGAGTTGCAATCATCCGGAGACCCGGTGACATCGGTCATCTTTCAAATTGTTTCCGGTCAGACATCAGACACATCAATCATTATCACATACTAAAATGGAAAAAGAATATGCTTACGATACATCTTGCGGAGGGAAGCGTAGGGGTTGTTGCATTATTATGCCAAGCAATGATGGCGATAATGAGCGCAATGTTGTCCTACTTCTTCAATTTTCTGATGGAAGACCATCCGGTTGGGCG